CGGAACTTCCATCTATACCAGAACTACCTGCACTACCGCTAGTTCCTGAACTACCCGAACTACCACTTGTTCCTGCACTACCCGAACTACCGCTTGTGCCCGAACTTCCAGATGAACCGGAACTTCCATCTATACCAGAACTACCTGCACTACCGCTAGTTCCTGAACTACCCGAACTACCACTTGTTCCTGCACTACCCGAACTACCGCTTGTGCCCGAACTTCCAGATGAACCGGAACTTCCGTCTATACCAGAACTACCTGCACTACCGCTTGTACCAGATGATCCTGAACTACCTGATGTACCAGATGAACCTGCACTGCCACTTGTTCCTGCACTACCAGATGAACCAGAAGTACCAGATGAACCTGCACTGCCTGATGTTCCAGATGGCGTGGATAAAGTTGTGACCACATAAGAATATGTAGCATCTTCAGTATAAAAAGTTACAAGCCTATTGAGAGGATCATTGTTATTTACATAAACCCTAATTATTAATCTGTCCGTTAAGTCCAAAATATTGGTAGGAACAACACCATTTGCTTTTGTTTCAACAGGTGTTGTGTTATTTCCATTCCAACCTATTTTAACACTATCTGATGTGAATAACAAAGTTTCTGTACCACCAGATTCTCTTTTTGTTATTGTGAAATAATATTCACAATCAGAAAGGTCTGTAGGTTTAGTCCAATAAACATAACTGTGCCAAATACCATTTGGTATAATCAAAACATTTGGATCTCCAACATCAGTAATGAACTCACCAAACAATACATCTTGTTGATTTGATGTCAAAGTAATTGCGACCGTTTGCTGACCAGCACCTGTCGTAAAACGACCTAATTCTTTATATGTTAAAGGACTTTGAGTTACCGAATAATTCAAAAAGTAATTTTGTCCGCCTGACACACCATCAATGCCGGATGAACCTGCACTACCTGATGAACCGGATGTACCAGCAGAACCAGATGTTCCTGCACTACCAGATGATCCTGATGTACCAGAACTTCCAGATGAACCGGAACTTCCATCTATACCTGAACTACCTCCACTACCACTTGTGCCAGATGAACCTGCACTACCGCTAGTTCCTGAACTACCTGCACTACCACTTGTGCCTGATGAACCTGCACTACCGCTAGTTCCTGCACTACCAGATGATCCTGATGTACCAGAACTACCAGATGAACCAGATGTTCCTGCACTACCCGAACTACCACTTGTACCAGAACTTCCAGATGAACCGGAACTTCCATTTATACCAGAACTACCAGAAGATCCTGATGTACCTGCACTGCCAGAACTACCACTAGTTCCTGCACTACCAGATGAACCCGATGTACCTGCACTACCAGATGAACCTGAGCTACCATTTATACCAGAACTACCAGATGAACCAGATGTACCCGCACTGCCAGAACTACCACTAGTTCCTGCACTACCAGATGAACCCGATGTACCTGCACTACCAGATGAACCAGAACTTCCCGATGTACCTGCACTACCAGAAGAACCAGAACTTCCATTTATTCCAGATGAACCAGAACTTCCTGATGTACCTGCACTACCAGAAGAGCCTGAACTTCCATTTTCACCAGAAGAACCAGAACTTCCATTAATCCCAGATGAACCAGAACTTCCCGATATACCTGCACTACCAGAAGAACCTGAACTTCCATTTATCCCAGATGAACCTGAACTTCCATTTATTCCTGATGAGCCTGAGCTTCCATTTGCACCAGAACTTCCTGATGAACCTGATGTACCTGCACTACCAGATGATCCTGAAGTTCCACTTGTTCCAGAAGTTCCACTAGCACCATCTACCCCAGATGTACCTGCTGAACCAGAGCTTCCGTTAACTCCAGAACTACCAGAAGATCCCGATGTACCTGCACTACCAGATGAACCCGATGTGCCTGCACTTCCTGCACTACCCGATGAACCAGAACTGCCGTTTGCACCAGAACTTCCTGAACTACCCGATGTGCCTGCACTTCCTGCACTACCAGATGAACCAGAACTTCCGTTTATACCAGAACTTCCTGAACTACCCGATGTGCCTGCACTTCCTGCACTACCCGATGAACCAGAGCTTCCGTTTACACCAGAACTTCCTGAACTACCCGATGTACCTGCACTACCAGATGAACCAGAACTTCCTGAACTACCCGATGTACCTGCACTACCAGATGAGCCAGAACTGCCGTTTGCACCAGAACTTCCTGAACTGCCCGATGTACCTGCACTACCCGATGTACCTGCACTACCACTTGTACCAGCAGAACCTGCACTACCTGATGTACCTGCACTACCAGATGAGCCAGAACTGCCGTTTGCACCAGAACTTCCTGAACTGCCCGATGTACCTGCACTACCAGATGAACCAGAACTTCCGTTTTCACCAGAACTTCCTGAACTACCCGATGTACCTGCACTACCAGAACTTCCTGATGTACCTGCACTACCCGAACTACCGCTAGTTCCTGAACTACCCGAACTACCACTTGTACCAGAACTACCTGCACTACCACTTGTTCCAGAAGAACCATTTGCGGGAACAATCCCCAATGCTTTCCAATAACTACCTTCCCATTCCCATGTTTTCGAATCATAGGTATAGGTTTGACCTATAGTTGGATTTATTGGAAAATTTATTGGCATTTTTTAATCAAAGTAATTTATGTTTATTGAAGTTCTGAATTTGCTATTATTTGAAAGTGGAGTAACACAAAACCAAACAGTATCTTGGTTTCCACTTATTCCAACTCCGGGTTTTATTGAATTATCTTTATAATCAAATTTATCTGTTCCTAAACTTCCTGCTTTACCTATATAGTTAGAAATAATATGACCAGCTGAAGTAACCGTAATAGTTCCATTACCAACAGCATATTGTATTGATGAATTATTTACATCAGTATATGAAGGTTGAGAACTTAAAGTTGGATTAAACTGTATACTTGCCAAATAATTATCGTTTGTTGTTTGTAAAACAGCCACATAATCAATTATAGCGTTTGAAAATGTAGAACCAGTTTTTAATCTATATCCTATTATAGGATATGTAACTCCTGAAGTAGAACATGTTATCTCAGTAGCATTACTTAATCCAACTGTTTTATTTAGTGAGTTTAATGATCCTTCGATACTTACTTGAGAACATATCTGATTGAATTGTCCAGCACCACCAGAAGATCTTATTTCATATCTTATAGGCTGATTTGGAGAAACCATATATACATTATCCAAATGACCAGTACCAGAATGCTCAGCAAAGAAATAAGTTATACCACTTAAATTTAATCCGAATCTAACTCGTCCTACTCCAAGCCATTGAAAATCCACTAAACAAAGATTTGTTTTACTCCAATCTAATGCTGTAATGTCAAATTCATTATTATTCCAAGAATCAGTTCCACCACTAAAAATTTGAGTACCTTTCTTCCATATTTGAAATGATATTGAATTATCAACTCCATTTGATTCTAAAAAGAATCCATCTAGAGTTGATGAATATGGTATATCAAAAGAAGATGAAAAATATCCGACCCTTTTTATAACGTCAGATTCAATATTAAAATCAGAAAAACTAGCTTCAAACAATTGACCCTTTCCGGGTTGATATATTCCTCTATATTTCGATTGTCTAATTACAAGATCTCCAGAACCAAAAACATTCATATTAATTTCTGAGTTATTGGAATTAAAAGCAGAGGTAGAAGAACCACTAATAATTTCATCTACCAATAGTGGTTGTTTATCAGATAAATATTTTAATTCTAAATAACTAGTAATTTCAGAAACTCGAAGTCTACCGAATGCATCTATTGTTGCATTATCTGCGAATGAAACTGTTGAATTGCTATTGAATATGTAACTCATTTATTTTTTATATTATATACCAGTTATTTGATCTTGATATTACTTGTAAAGCCATTTTTGATATTGCCATATCCACATAATTATTTCCATCTATATTTTCTCCTGTTGCTCCAGATATTCTTATTCTTTTTCCTAATTGATTACAATTTCCTAATTCATCTTTTATAGTTAATTTTTTACCATCTAAACCAGTGCAAGACGGTAAGTATAAATTTACTGCCCCATCATAAATAATTCCATAATAAAAATAATCGAATGATAAATTAAAAGAGTTTACATTTATTTCATAAGTTCCGTAATTTTCATACTGTGGTGTCGCAGCAAAAATCTCAACCCATTGGGAAGAATTACCATCATCTATGTAAACAAACTCTAAACCGTTAACTGTATTGAACCATCTATCTCCATCGTATAGTGGAGAATTTGTAGTTCCAGATGGTGCAATGGTTTGGATATAATAGTTATTTATTCCGGATGTTGAAATAATTACAGTATCAGAGGTTCCTGTTATTGAAACTTTTGTTCCAGCAGATAAGGTTTTAAATTCTAATAAATCATTATTTTTCTGAGCAAAAATTCCAGTTGATCCTGATCCTATATTTGTTCCACTGTAAGGGAATATATTTTGTAAAGGAGTTGATCCTGAATAAAAAGTAAATCCAGTTATTGAACTTCCAGAAATTGAAGGTACGTTTAATTGACCTGTCAAAGTCCCACCACTTATTGGTAAGAAATTACCCAACACTCCAATCGAGGATGCGTCTCGGTATTCAATTACATTTGTTGTGTTATTATAAACAAGTACATAATTAGATGAATTATTGTTATTGGGTGTATTGGTTAAATAAAAAGTATTAGCTGATAAATTAGACAAAAAGTTAGTATCTCCAGATACTGTACCTCCGCTAAATTGTGAACCACCAACAACAGGTATTATGTAATAACCGGACATCTATTCTATTTATAAATTATTAATATCTTGATCTATGAATATTTCAATTCCCCCTAAGCTAGGTATGGATATTTTTTTTCCATCGTCAAAAAACAATTCAAATTCTCCTTGAAATTTACCACTCATACTTGTATCCCCTTCCAACCAAGTATATTGAACTGTTCCAGCTGATGCATTAATTACTTGAGCCGTATTAGAAGCTATTACAACAGAACCACACTCATCTATCATTGAAAATGTGCAACCTGTTACATTAGACAAATCAAAAGGTATAATGGCATTTATACAACTTCTTGTTTTAATGTTTATTTGCAAATCTGGCAATGTATCATTTCTTTTTATTATAAATGGTTTTTGGTTCATCTTAATTTATTTTAATTTCATAATCTAAAGGAACAGAATTGCTTATTTCATAATTTATATTTACATATTTAGAAAATTCTATATCCAATTCAGAAATTATATAATTTTTAACAGGATCAAATAAGAATTTAGTTCTCAATTGTTTTACAATTCCATTATTCAAATATTCTACATACCAAATTATTTGATAAACTGTAGGAAACGTGTAAAGAGAACCGTTTAATTCAATATAATAATTACCCAAACTTTCTTGAGTAGTTGTTAAACTTTCAACTACTTGACTTGTACTAAAATTATACGTTGCTGCGGTTAATGAAAATGGGTCAATTAATGTATAATTATCATTTACTCCGTCTATATAATCTATTCTGTAAAATTCCTTATAAATTCTTAATTTTGACATTAATATCTCATTTCAAATAAATAGAATAAAAAAAGGTTTGATGACTATGAGTTATAAAAAAAGCGACACTTTTTCAGTGTCGCTCACAATAAAAAACCGAAAATATTTTATTTTGTTATTATGCTGATAATAAACATCTATCTGGTTGGATTGTGATGCTCACTTTTGCAAGTTCTGCTGCACCATAATCGTAATCATCAAAAGATGCTTTAACTATTTGACATCCAACAAGAGTCCATTTTTCGACTTCTACACCTACTGGATCAAGAGCTTTCAATACAAGGTTTTTCTTGTAACCTACTGCGTAACCCATTTTACCAGTTGTAGATTCAGCATGTAAACGAACCCACTCCATTACTTTCTGAGTCGTAGAAGGTCCGATAACATCGATAAACGTAACATCCATTTCATCCCAAGCGTATTTCGCAGCAATGTATGTTTTAGTATTCATGTAAGGAATATCTACTTTATCTATTGATATCGAAGGCTTCTTGGAAGTCTGTACTAGATAAGATTCAATACCTAATTCCGTAGGAAATTCAAGAACGAATCTGTTTTTCATTTTAGGTTCCTGATCAATTGGAACCGGTCTAAACATTAGTGTTGGCATGATATTTAAGTTTTTATTTATTAATAAATAAAGTAAAAAAAAAAAATTTGAGTTTTTTTTATTTTTTTATGTATATTTACATTAACACAATATTATATATCATATATAAAAACAATGGGAAGACCTAAAATTCAACGAGTTAAAGTTTGTGAAACATGCAAAAAGGAATTCGATGCTGGTAACAAGAAAAACAAAAAAAATTGCAGTGAAAAATGCACTGAATTATATAGAAAAAACCATAAAGACGAAAGGATGAAAAAAATTTTTGATACCATAGAAAAAAAATATGGTAAAAAAAGTTTTTTTGAAACTGATAATTATTATGATAATTTAAAACAAATCAAGAAGGAAAAATACGGAGATGAGAAATATAATAATTATGAAAAAATAAAGAGCTCTTTGAAAGAGAAGTATGATGTAGAACACCCATCTAAAATAAAGGATTATAAAGAAAAATCTGATCAAACAAAATTATTAAAATATAATGATCCAAATTTTAATAATAGAGAGAAAGCAAAAAAAACAACTTTAGATAAATATAAAGTTGATCATCACCTCAAAACTAAAGAGTCCTTAGACAAACTCAAACAAACAAATAGAGATAAATACGGAGTTGATTATACTTTACAAACTGATAAATGCAAAGATAATTTAAAAAAAACAAACCAAAATAAATTTAATTCAGATTATTATTTTAGCTCTGATCTTTATTTGGGCATCCAAAAGCTAAACAAAACAAATAAAATAAAGGAAATTTTAGCTAAAAATGATTTGAAGTTCGATATTAATCAATACAATAAATTAAGAATAAAGACAGATGAAGGCAAATTACACTATTTGAAATATCAACTTACTTGTAAATTATGTGACAATATATTCGAATGGTCTTTTGATTCTATACCAATTTGTAGAAGATGTTATCCATTAACTAGCATTTCAAAACAACAAGGTGAATTCAAAGATTTTTTAGATTCACTAAATCTAGAATATGTTGAGAATACAAAAAAAATTATTGCTCCTCTGGAGTTAGATTTCTACTTACAAGATCACAAAATAGCATTTGAATTGAATGGGAATTATTTTCACTCTGAAATGGGTGGAAACAAACTTCCCAATTATCATTTAAAAAAATCTCAATTATGTAATAATGAAAATATTAAATTGATACATATTTTTGAAGATGAATGGATGTTTAAAAAGGATATAGTGAAAAGTAGAATTAAGAATTATTTGAATTTAACGCCTAATAAAATTTATGCAAGAAATTGTGAAATAAAAGAAATCACATTTATGGAAAAGAAATTATTTTTAGAAGAAAATCATATACAGGGAAATGATGTGAACTTCAAAAGTTATGGTTTATTTTTAAAAAATGAAATTGTTTCAGTAATGACTTTTTGTAAACCTAGACTAGCCCTTGGAAACAAATTAAAAAATAATCAGGACAAAGAAAATTCAGTAGAATTATCTCGTTTTTGCTCTAAAATTGACTATAATATTATTGGGGGTTTTGAAAAACTTTTAAATCATTTTTTAAAAAACAATCCTGAAACTAAAGAGATTTTCACTTATGCAGATTGTCGTTGGAGTGGTTTAAATCCGGAAAATACTGTTTACCATAAATGCAATTTCGAATATATCAATACAACTAAACCTAATTATTTTTACTTCGAAAAAAGTAACTATTTTATAAGATATCACCGTTTCAAATATAATAAACAAAAATTAATAAAATTATTCAATGAAAATTCTGAATTGACTGAATGGCAAATAGCAAAAAAAAATAGAATGGATAGAATTTGGGATTGCGGAAGTATGAAATTTGTACTTCACATATCATAGAAAAGGATTGTTTTCTTTCTTTAAATAGATAATATTTTTCTCTATTTCAGAGCAAATTTCCTCGAATTTTAATATTGAATCTATTTCTAAATTAAACCATTCTCCTAACAAGGCATATTCAAACGAATCAACTTTTTTTGTTCTGAATGACCTATGTAATACTCTTTCAATTTTAGTAGAAAATTCTGAACTATATGTTTTAATTAATTGTATTTGATAAGGACAACCAGTTTGTAATTGACTTAATCTTTTAGTAGCATTTCTGCTTATTCCAATCTTACTTATATTCAATTCAGGAATGAAAAATAAATAAATAATTTTATTTTTATTTGACACATAATAAAAATAATTTATATAAAAAAATAGTGAATACTTTCATACATAAAATAAAAAAAGGGACCTTTTCAGATCCCTTTTCTTTATAAAACTTTTATTTATTAAAAGTCTTCAAAATTAGCACCAGTAGGAAGAACTTGGAAAGTTAAGTCAATGAATTCGAGAGCTGGAGTAGGCTTGATTTGAATCTTACCAGTTAAGGTATTTCTATCACTATCTACAGAAGCATTATTAAAATCGTCAACTACTACTCTGAATCCTGCAAGACCTCTTTGGTTTTGAATTTGTAATAACAAAGGTTCAACTTTAGCTAAGAACTGGTCACGTACAGTCTGATCGTTAGGTTCGAATAACAAGGTCTGAGAAGCTGCAGCAATCAATCTGCGAACTTGCAACAAGAGTCTTCTTACGTTAATTCTATCAAGAGCAGATTGCTTAACCTGAAGAGTTTTTTGACCTTGAATTGTAACACCTTCTTGAATTGTTGTGTTTATAGGGTTGATATTTACATCATAAAGATTATCTCTATCATCTCTAGTTAATTTAACATCAGCTTTCACACAATCAACTTTACCTCTTGTTAAACCAGCAGGTGCAAACCATGGATAAGCAATGTTATCAGTTAATGCTATGCTTTTAACAACTTGAGATGTTGGAGAAGTAAATACAAATTGTTGATATGTAGCGTCGAAAATTTGAATCCAAGGCCAGTATGTTGCTGCATAATTTGAATCTAATCCTACTCCTTGTAAATCGGTTGCTATTGCAGCACTATCTTGAGAACCATCAGATGCATAACGAGGAGCATCTATAATATAAACTGCATCAGCTCTATTTTCAACCATTGTCAATGAATGTTCTACTGATTTATAATGATCAAACCAATTTAAATCAGGAGTGGCAAATAAATTAACATCTACTGTTTCAGGGATTGCCATTAAATCTACAGCATCTTTGAATGCTTGAACGTTGTCTAAATCATTAGCGTCATCAGTAAATGTAACTGTTCTAAATTGATTCCATCCGTCGAAACCACCAGCCGGAGCTACAGTGAATTTAGCCTGAGATTTTGTATAATCTGAAATAGAGCCTTTTGTACCAGTTACAAACAAATCTGTTGTTGCACCACTTTCCATGTGGAAGCCTTTTATTGTTGTAACACCAGTTGTGATAGCACCTTGATACTTAAATAAATCTGCTTCTATTGATTTTATTGAAGCCTTTTGACCTACTAAATTAGCAGTAAACAAAGTATAAGCTAATTCAGAAATTCCTAAATATGTTTTAGAAACAGTATCAGTAGCAGCATATGATGTTTTGTATAATAATTGAGTAGAAGTTAAACCTGAATCTGCGAATGTTCTCAAATTGTAACCTTTAAAACCTGCCGGAACTGTGTTTCTTGGGAAATTATCAGCCAAAGTCACAGTTACGAATTGGGAAACTCTTGGATATGTTTCATCTGTTGTACCTATTGCTTTACCTATGAAATTCGGCTGAGTGTCATCCATTGTAAGACCCCTATATAATTCCAATCTTCCATTAGTTAAAGTATTAGCATCTGTATCCTCGAATTTACGAATAACAACATCAAATACTTTATTTGTGTTGTCTATATTAGCTATAGAAATTTTTATTTCTCTAGATGAGGCATCTCCATCAGAAACTGTTTCAAAATAAAACATATCTCTTACTGATGAACCTATAACTTTTGAAACAATCATCGGTGTTGTAGAATTCTTATATGAATCTGCAAAATTTGTAAAATTAACCGTATTGGAATACGATAAACCTTCAAGTAGATTTAAAGTTCCTGCCGAAAATGCTTGTCTTATAAAATGAGGTGTCACAACATCAACAAATAAACCATAATCGCCTGCTACATTTTTTGGATTAGTACCTAAAGAATTTACTATATAACTTTTTTGTGTTTCATCTAAAGAAACATTAAGAGTTGAATTAGTTAAAGCAGTCAATGGTGTATTAGATCCACCGGATAAACTAAATACACCTAGAGGAGATCCTAAACCAGACACAGTCAAATCTGTTTCTGCCGAATAATATGGAGTACCATTTCCATCTTTTTTACTTCTAATAACACATAAAGTTGCTCCAGAATAGTCATTCGATATACTTACGTTACTGTTCAATGAGAAAGTATCTGGAATTATCAAATCAGTCCCATTACCACCAGTAGATATAATACCAAGCGAAGATGCTACAACATTGAATGCTGCAGAATAAACAGCTGTTGTTACAGAACCACTGAAGTGAATATTTACAGTGTTACCACCAGCGGTATTACCAGAAATATCACCACTAACACCACCAATATAATCCTCTAATGTATTAATTGTAAAGTTTATAACTGATGTGGTATTTGCATTAAAAGTTATTCCAGATCTAGATGTTGTACCAGAATATAAAGCTCCAGTAGGTGCAGAGATGATCCATGCAGGAGAATTTGTGAAACCAACTTTTCCTAACACTCTTGTCATCGTCAACTCAGACGATTGATTCAAAAATGCATTTGCCACGTAAGGCAAAGGATAATCTGGATTGGTACCACCAAATCTGAACAAGAAATTCTCTTGTGATGGAACTTTTACTGGTTCAAATGCGGGACCTTTTAAGGTTAATCCCACCATTCCCAATCTAGTTATACCTATTCTTGAAGCGAAGAACGTGAAATCTTGCTCTCTTGTATATACTCCCGGTGAAACGAATACTGTTTGTGCCATTTATTTTTATATTTTTATATTTTATGTTATTATTTTTTATTTTTTTGATTTTTTTAGAAATCTTCAAAATTTGCTCCAGTAGGAAGAACTTGGAATGTAAGATCTATAAATTCAAGAGCCGGTGTAGGTTTAATTGCTATTTTACCAGTTAAAGTATTTCTATCAGAATCTTCAGTAGCTGTATTAAAATCATCTACTGTAACTTTATATGCGAATATACCTCTCTGATTTTGTATTTGTAACAATATAGGCTCAACTTTTGCTAAGAATTGGTCACGCACTGTTTGATCGTTTGGTTCGAATAACAATGTCTGTGAAGCAGCTGCAACTAATCTTCTAACTTGTAACAACAATCTTCTAACATTTATTCTATCCAAAGCAGATTGTTCAATTTGCATAGTTTTCTGACCTTGAATTGTTACACCTTGTTGAGCAACTGTATTAATCGGATTAATATTTGCATCATACAAAGTATCACGATCATCTCTAGAGAGATTTATGTCAGCTCTAACACAAGTCACTTGACCTCTATTTAGACCTGCTGGTGCGTACCAAGAATATGCAATATTATCAGTTAAAGCTATATTTTTTACAACTTCTGAAGTTGGAGAAATATAAATGAATTTATTACTTGTTGGGTCTTCAATTTGAATCCAAGGCCAATATGTAGCTGCATAACTAGAATCAATACCAGATTCTTCTACAGCAGCAGCAGCTTGTGAAGCGGTTGCTTTTGCAGAATCAGTAGACAATCTTGGACTTTCTATTACATATATAGAGTCTGCTCTATCTTCAACCATAGTCAAGCAATAATTAACAGCATTCAAATTATCTGAATAATTTACATCTGGAGCAGCAAATACATTTATATCCACAGACTCAGGTGGTGCCATTAAATCAACACAAAGTTTAAATGCGTCTAAATTGTCTTCATCAGCAACATCATTAGTGAAGGTTGGAATTGTATAAGGTTGCCATCCATCAAATCCACCAAAAGGAGCTACTGTGAATTTTCTTTCTGGTTTTTCATAATCAGTCAAACTTGTTTCAATACCAGTATAGAAAGTAGATGTTGGAGCTGTGCTTTCCATATGAAAACCTTTAACAGTAGCTACATCTGTTGAATCAGAACCTTGGAATTTAAAAATATCTTTTTCTAAAGTTTGTATTGCATTTTTTACACCTACAACAACAGATGTTAAACCAGTATATGCTAATTCAGAACAACCTAAATATGTTTTAGAAACAGTATCTGAAGAAAGGTAACTTGTTTTATAAAGAATTTGAGGAACATTAGCAGTTGTGCCAGTTCTTAATGTATAACCTCTGAAACCAGCAGGAACTTGATCTTGTGGGAAATTATCTGCTAAAGTTATTGTTATGTAATTTGATTGTCTTGGATATATTTCATCCGTTGTACCTATCATTTTACCAACAAAGTTTGGCTTAGTTCTATCCATTGTACATTGACGGAACAATTCTAATCTACCACTAGTCAAAGTACTTGCATCAGTGTCGAAAAATCTTCTTACAACTAAATCAAATGTATTATTGGCAGGATCTAAGTTTACAAAAGAAACTTTTATTTCTGCAGCAGAAGCATCACCATCAGATATAGTTTCAACTTTAAACAAATCCCTAACCGTACTTCCTACAACCTGACCAACAATCATTGGAGTTATAGAATTCCTGAATTGTTCTGTATAATCCTTATATGCATCATTTGACTTAAATTCAAATGAAGTTGTCAATGCTGTTCCTATGTTACCAGCAATTGTTGATGCTGTATATGTAGCACATTGACCAATTAAGTGTGGGAAAATTGAATCTACATAAAAACCAGTATCACCATCAAAACTTTTAGGGGTTTGACCCACTAATTTCAAAATATAAGTATCATCAGCTTCATTAAGTGATACAGTTATAGCTGAACTAGAAAATCCAGTGATAGGTCCTGTTGTTCCAGAAATTCCAAATGAATTTAATAAAGTACTTGTTCCAAATAATGTTAAATCTGTAGAACCAGTATAATAAAAATTTCCAGTATTCGGATCTTTTTTACTTTTGATAACAGATAGCGTAGTACCACTCCACTCATATGCAGAAGCCTCCGAAGTTATCAACCATGCATTTGAACCTGAATAACCAACCTTACCAAGTACTCTTGTAAGAGTCAATTCAGATGATTGTGATAAAAATCTGTATGCAACATATGTTAAAGGATAATCAGAGTTTGGATTACCAAATCTATTAGAAAACCCTTCTGATGAAGCAATTTTTATTGGTTCAAAAGCAGGACCTTTGGGCGTTAAACCGACCAATCCAAGTCTGGTTAAACCTATTCTTGAAGCGAAGAATGTGAAATCTTGCTCTCTTGTGT